GGCGTAGGCGGCGTGGGCGGCGGCGTTGCTATTGGTCATGTCGTGTGCTCCTGTGCTGTGTCGTCTCGTTTACTAAAGTAATTATGCCATCACCAGCACCGGTTGTCAAGCCGGTTAGACATGATTTCAGGGTTTATTTTGAGTTTATTTTTAGATGATTGCGATCGGGCGCATGTTTCGCGGGTTGCCCTTGACTCCAATGTGATCGCCGACTCGGACAACGCTAATATCCGGGCGGACAATGCCTTCAGCGTCTAGCGCGGCCATATAGGCGCTGGCGTCGGAGTCCTCCTCCAAATAGGCCATGCCGCCCTTAGCGTAGGAGCACGTTGAAATCACGCGGCCAACGTACGGCCAAGTGTCGCCAGCGCCAGCAACACGGAACCCGAGAGAGCGCAACTGGTCTAGGGGGACGGCGAGCCAGCCATGCCCGGAGTCTTGGATATAGTCGAGAGTCGTCATGCCGTAATCCATCCCAGCGACGCCCAAAGCCTCGCCAGCCATCCCGGCTTCTGCACGCCGTGGCAAACGCACTCGCATGGCTGAAACCCCGCCGGTACTACACGTCTTCGTCTTCCGCAAAACTGGTGAGCGCCACGCGAGCACCGGGCAGATGTCTTGTCAGTCATAGTTACTCAACCTCCCCTTCATCGGTCACCAAAACGTCACCCATTACCTTGTCTCCCCGAATACCACCGGCCTCACTCAGTAGGATGGTGGCTAGAGCATTTACGCTCTTAGGAGGGTCGGCGAACTTACCCATCTCGTCCAACCACATGGTTCTCCCATCAGCCAGAGTTACGCACTCGACCATATCGCAGCCGATGAGACGGTACATCTCCTCAAGCGTGAAGTTTTTGGAGTTCTTCGCTTTGACTACTTCCATTACCCCATTCGACAGAACAAGTACGCCCATCTATTCCTCCCCGACAACGCGCTTCACCATCGGGTGACGAAACGCGCTGGCTGTCTCAACTTGATACTCGACCTCAACCTCGGTGCCTAGCGCGATGCCCCCAGCAGCGCAACGTCGGAGCCACTCGTTGTTCAGGTTCTTCGTCCGGGTCTTCTTGCCATCGCTCACTCGCTCCATGAGCAAGACGGAATGCGGGCCAAACGACCCGGCCTCGAAGCCAGTAACGCGGAAAGTATCTTCATGGATCGCCTTGACCTTGATCCACTGGTCAGAACGGCACCCGGGCTGGTACTTGGCATCAAGCCGCTTCAGCACCACACCCTCGCCACCCCGGCTCCAGATGTCCTCCACCGTCGCCCTGCTGACCGAAATCATTGGGCTAACGGCCACGGGGCCATCGGCCCCATACTCGGCGGCTAGGCTCTCTGAGATAGCGTCGAGGTACTGGCGGCGGCGCGAATATGGCTCGTTCACCGTCGAATGCCCCAGCATTTCGCAGACGTCGAAGATCACATAGACCAATCGCGCCGCGTTCTCCAGCGTGGAGACGTCCCACGACTTGCCCTCCGGCACCACCAACTCTCCGTCGTAGTAGCCGTTCGGCAGGAACGCAAGCGCAGTCACAATGCGCGGGTGCAGAACCTTGACCAGTCCGGGCTTCGTCCCTGCGCCCGGGCCGGGGCGGCTCCATGACTGAACAGCGCCGTCCTGCACGCGAACCGTGACCCGGTGACCGTCGTACTTTTCTTCCATCGCCCACTGCCCATCAGGAAACGAATCAACCGTCAGGCCCGTGGGCATCCCGGAAGCCAGCATCGGGTTGTAATACTTCGACGTGAACGCGGTCAGGTCGACTTCGACCGTCTCCTTCACCATCGGTGCCTGCTCCTCCAGCGCCGGGGCTACATCGCCCATCAGGTGGTGAGCATCACCCAGAACCTGCCAAACGCCCGGAACCGTCGCCCGAACCTCGTCAGTGTGCGAGCAAGCGCGAACCTTATCGCCCTTGCGAATCGCCCAGCCCCGACAGTTACACGAGAGGCGTCCATCGGCTTCTCGCAGCATCACCTCGTAAGGCTTCGCGTTCGGGTTGCTCTTGGATGAGAACGTCCACGTTCGGGCTGCCATTAGTCCAGCGCGCCCATCAGTATTTGTTCGCACCGGCGGCACGGTTGGAGGTCGAGGCGATCACTCATCATCGCGGTCAACCCCTCCCACTGTCCGGCCCAGCCCTTCTTTGGTCGCTTCAAGCCGCAGAGAGTGGCGGCATCATCCACTGCGGCGAGGTGCAGCGGGCCGGTGCCGTTGCCGATCCGGGCTGATACCCAAAGGTGGGCTGCCATTAGGCCACCGCGCCTTCGCGAGTGGCCTGCTCGCGGGCCAGCATGGCCTGCGCCCCTTCGTCGCCGCCGAGGGCGATAAGCAGGTGGCGCTCCAGCACCGCGATCAATTCGCTGTCCTCCTGTGGGTAGTCGGCCCGGTCGGAGTAGGCGCGGTCGATGCCGTTAGCGGCAATCGAATCCACATGACGGAGCGCCATGAACAGCGAGTCGATTCTCTGGGCCTTCGTAACTTCCATCGTTGTCTCCTTCATCGTCGTCTCGTTTACTAAAGTAATTATACCATGCCCAGCACCGGTTGTCAAGCCGGTCAGACGCGATTCTAGGTTTATTTCTAGACGATTGCGAGCAAGGATCCGCTACCGTCTAACGCGTACACCTCAACATTGCCATGATCAGATATGTGAATCCTGACGCCATCGTCGGCGTTCTCAACCGTCTCTGAGTTGATGCGGGTTCCGCACCGGATAGCCTCGTCCAGCGCATCCGAGGACAGCCATACTCCGAGGTCGCTTCCGTCCCCGGGGTGCATCCCGACGTAGCAATAGATCGGCGCGTACTCATTGAGCGCGTCGATTGCGTCGGAGATTGTTTCGTCGATGTGCGCCGTGGGGCACTGGCGGTAGTGGAGTCCGTAAGTATCTCCATCGCATGCGTCAACATCGCAATCCATGTGACGGTCTAGATAGCGCGCAAGATCGTCGAAAGCGTTTCCGCCGCTGATGATGATGCCGGATTCGCTCTCGATGCCAACGCTGTTAGCCATAAGAATCAGCGTCTCTGCCAAATCCTCTGACCGCAAAGTTCCATGCGACCAACTCCCGATAGGTAGCGTTTTGTCGTTCATCGTCCCTCCAAAATGTCTTTCTTCGCTCGCGCCACAAGTTGAGACATAGCCTGACGAGAGATCCCGAGGTCTGTCGCCATCTTTGTAGCAGTGCCACGCTTGGCAAAATCCCCCGTTTCGACGGCGTGCCGCACCAAAACATACGACGTGCCACGCATGTGTTCTGCCCCGCCGCCTCGATCGTTGGATGTTGAATAGGCCAGTTTCTTTGCTGCCATAACTCCTCGCTTCTACAAACTCGTAATTGACGTCTCCATCTCCTCGACTGGCGCAACCTAGTCGAGCGCGGTCTAATCCCCGCTCCAGCAGCACCCGCAGTCGGCCTCGCAGGGTTCCAGTTCCCCGCGCTCTAGCATCCTTCGCATCTCCAGCGCCGCCGCCTTCCCGCATTCAATGTAGAGGTGCAAGGCAGAGCCGAAGTTGTACCCGTGAGGGGAACGCACCTCATACAACATGCCCGTCCACTCGTCTCGACTCCCGCGTCCCATCGCCACGATCTCAATCAGGCCGGGCGGCTCGGAGTTCTTCATGGTGGTGTCCTCCTGTGCGCCGTCGTTACTCGGCATCCTCTGAATCCTCGTTGCCCGTGCCGTCGCAGTCGGGGCAGTCAATCGTCGAGTACCACGCCTGATCGCTGGGCAACTCGTGTTCGCATCCGTCCGGGCCGGTGTTCTCGATGTCGTCGCTGCCGCACAGTGGGCAGACTTCCAACTGCCCACCACCGAGGCAGCGGTCGCAGTCGTTCAGGTCGTTGTCGATGGCCATTGGTTGTGTCCCTTCGTCGTCTCGTTCACTAAAGTAATTATACCATTCCCAGCACCGGTTGTCAAGCCGGTCAGACGCGATTCTAGGGTTTATTCGATTCTCGGTTACTAACTCACCGGCCCGGGCCGCGCGTTGATGCGGTGCCTACCGCACCTCGACGGTGCGGCTCTCGCTCGAAACGCCGATCTCGCATCTCATCCGAAGTCGGATTCCTCGGTGGCACGACAGCACGGTTACAAATCACGCAACGCATGTCGCCATCCTCCCGATCGACCATGCAAAATCCACCACACCTCGCGCATTTCACCGTAATTCCACGCCTTCAAGCAGCATCTTCAGTATCGTTTCGGACTCCGGTCACGCCATAACGGGAAACCCGTCGGAAGCCCTCCAGCCGATCTTCTTGATCTTCGTTCCCTTGCGGTAGGCATTCCACGCCTTGATGATCAGCGCCGCAAGTTCCTGATTGGTCAACTTCGCACGAGACGTCCTGTCCAAGATCATCCGCGACCGGATCATGTAGGCCGGGTCGCTAGCCACCAATCCCTCGCCATAAGCAACGGCTTGGAAAAACGCATCTGCGTCGGACTCGTCCACCAGAGACGCCATATAAAACAGCGCCGCAACCACCGCCTGACGCCCAATGCCAGACCGTGTCATCCAAAGGTCAACCTTCTGCACAGCGCCAATAATCTCCGGCTCATCCTGCAACAGCGCCTCGGCCTCCTGAATGGTGCGGGTCTGGTGTCCTGCAAGGTTGAATGTATTGAACTTCCGAGACACCAATATCAGGCTCACCACAGGCCCAACTCGTCCCGCGTAACCGATTCCAGTCAACTGGAGAACATTGATCAGAGAACGCGACTTACCGGTGTCGATCGTGTCAATAGCGTCCGGGCGAACACCGCGCACGACGACGACCGGCACGGAACGCTTGGACTTGATGATCGCGTGAAGCCGGTGCTGCCCGTCAATCACGTTGCCATCCGCGTCGATGATTACCGTCTCGCCATTGAGTTTCCACTCACCACGGTCGATGCCCTCGGCGAGCGAATCGACACGCGAGCGACTGAGCGAACGATTGTTGCCCATCTGGGCAAGCATCTGCTGGGCCTCTCGCGGCCCGATGTTCTCGACCTTCGCGGTCGGGTTAGGAATTGCCATCATTGATTCCTTCCACAAGCGAGTCGAGAGTGATTCCAAACGCCTCCGCAACGCGCTTCGCCATCAGCAAGTTTGGAACAGCCATCCCCTGCTCCCAATTCCGGTAGGTTGACTTGCCGATCTTCATCGCCGCTTCGGTGTCAGCCAGAGACATGTTCCTTTCCATCCGCATCCGGCGCAGCCGGTCACCCAACTCCATCGCAGGCCCGTAATCAGTCATCCTCATTCCACCTCTCTCCCGCATTCGCCTCGTCAAACCACGCCGGAGGCGAGTCCGAATCCGGGTAACGCTCCCTTAGTTCGCCCTCTTGTTCGACCCGCAAATCCCAATGGTGATCGCATCGCGGGATGCGCGTCCCGGTGCCAGACAAGGACACCCGGTACTCCACATCGCCGTGACAATGACCGTCATGGAAGTCGAGACAATCATCTGCGCGGAGCCGCTCCGACTCCCCGACAGCGTTGGGCCAATTCACGAGGCCATCGCCTCCGCTAGAGTCGTCTGGTGCATGTGCTGGAGACGGTTGAGGCGACGGCCCAGTCGGGCAGCCTCGTCCTTCAAGACGAGCGCCTTCTGGACGTAACCCGGGAGGTTCGCCTGAAGCGCCCCGAGCAGTTGGGGATCCTCAATCTTGTCGAGCGCCGCGATGGCTCTCGAAGCCGTATCCAGTGCGGTCTCGTAATCACGCAATGCGCGCTGCTGTGGCTCGGTCAGCGTCTCGACGTCCGCGAACATTTCGCAGCCGTGCTCCATCGCGTACAACTGCTCGCATACCGCCGCCACGTCGGCGACCGTGCGGAGCGCCTTGCCCTCGGCGATCATCCGGGCGACCTTCGACTGGTTCGTCGGGCTGAGTTTGGCGATGCGACTGCCGGAGATCACCGTCAGTGTCCCGGCGTTGATGCTCATTTGCAGCAGCGGGATCAGATTCAGTAATTCGAGGCGAATGTCCACGAACGGAACCGTCCGCCCGATCATCGCCGCGATCTGCTCCTTCGTCTTGCCCTGCTTCATCAACTCGACGTAGGCGCTGGCCTCCTCCATCGCCGTCATGTCCTGACGCACTTGGTTCTCCACCAACTGCACCGCGAATATGTCGGCCCCGTCGAGGTCATTCCTAATTACGGCAGGAATGTCCGTCTTGCCTGCAATTTGGCTAGCACGGAAACGGCGCTCTCCACTGATGATGCGGTAGACCGGGTCGCTGCCCGCCTTCACCTGCCGCACGATAATGGGCTCGCACACTCCGAGTTCGCGGATGCTATCCGCCAACTCCAGCAGTGGCTCCTTCGCAAAGTGCTTACGCGGCTGGTCAGGGTCGGCCTCGACCCGTTCGATTGGAATGTCCCGCGCTACCAATCGCCTCTCAGGCATCGTCGTCTCCTTCATCGTCGTCTCGTTACTGAACCAGTATCGCATGTGCAGAATCGGTTGTCAAGCCGGTTAGACGCAAGCCACCGCCTGTTCCACTCGCGACCCCCTCGGGTGGTGCGGAAGGCTCCATCGCCTCGCGCAGGTCGGGCCGTACCCGACCTCTACCGAACCAGCGTCAGTAAGTTCTGCTCCGCAGAATGAGCAAACCGCATTCAGCGCGCCGTACTCTCGTGCCGCAATGGCCGGGTCGGCAGCAATGGCTCGCAGAACCTCAAGCGCCGAGGCATTCGTGTCGAGTGGGCGTGAGGGCTGGCCGTCCGGCATGATGCGCCCTACCCATATCTCTCCGACCAACACATTCACTGAGTCTGGCACTCGGCTTCCGCTGCCAGCCAAAGTCAACTTCAATTCATAACCATCAGGGCCGATGAAACGCGCCTTCGGGTACTGGATGCCAGACTCGCGTGCCGAAGTCAGAAAAGCCACCACGCTGGATAGCGTAGGAAGCGCCACGAGAGGCGTAGGCAGGGTTTCCGGTGTGGCCGGGGGCAGTGGGGCGGGGCATTGGTTGTGCGCGGCCCGGCCCGGTGAGTGCAAGATGCTAGTACCGGCATCAAACCTCAAACCGCACTGAACGCATGTGCCCGGATACCGAGCGGTGATCACAGTCATGTCGGTCATGGCAGTACCACCTCGACTATGTCCTTCAACTCGCCGTCCTCGCCTCTCTCGTACACGAGGACGTGGGCCACGGCTCCGGCGGGCAGTGTCCTGAGCGCGTAGGTCAACGGCTCGATGCGCCCGTCCCAATCCCCCGGCCCGAACGGATCAGCCTCGGTTGTGCCCTCCCGCCATTGCACCTCGTTCCATGTGTACCGGGTTGTGCTGAGCCCCTGCGCCCTGAGCGTGGCTCTGACAGTTTCCAGTCTCTGCTTCTGTGTCATGGTCGCGTCTCCTCGTCTGTCTCGTCTGTCTCGTCTGTCTCGTCTGCAGGCTCTACCCGAGAAGGTACGCGCCGCTGGCGAACCCCATCCGCCGCTGGTTCTTGGCAACTTCGGCGGCCAACTTAGCGGCCTTTCCAGCCGGGGTCGCGGCGAAGGCAGCAGCCTTGTAGGCCGACGTCATGCCGTTTTCTCTGCTGCCCCAGTTCTTGTGGTACATCTCGGTCATTTCAGTCTCCTTCGCTTCGCCGTCTCGTTTACTAAAGTAATTATAACATGCCCAACACCGGTTGTCAAGCCGGTTAGACACGATTCTAGGTTTATTTCTACAACTTTTCGAGGATCAGTCTGACGCACTCCTCCGAGAACGTGTCGACGCGGCGCGTGGGCAGAATCAGCAACTCCAGTTCCCCCGAAGCGTCGCCCGCGATTACTCCGGCGTAACCGCGCATGACCACGCCGGGCTGAAGTGCATCGATGCCGGACTTCATTGCAGAGATCAGGTTGTCGAGGTCGGTTGGCCGATAGCGGCCCTGTGAGCGCAGTGGTGAAGCGGCGGTCACACGCCGATGGCATATACGGGCCTGAATGGTCAGGCGCGCTGAGGCTAACGGCTTGTCCGGGTGCTGCCTCGACAACACCTCAGCAGCGACCTCCATGCGGTATTGGTCTTTGAGATTGTGAGTCCGCGCCCAATGCTCGCGGGCGTTCCCGCCGAGGCCAGATGGCGGGAGCGGAACCAACCATTCCCACCTCATTACCAGCGACCACTCTCGCGCGATGGCTGTGGGAATGGCGCGCCAAACAATGGAACCTGCACCGGGGCAACCTGAGCGTCATTCACAGCGCGGATACGACGCCGAGCATTGACCATGCCCGCGCGCGTCCGGGCAAGTTTCTCGATGCGCGACACGATCTCATGGTCAATAAACCGATCAATCTCCGTCGTGTCCAGAGTTAGCCAGTACCCGGCCTGTCCCGAACTAGCCATAATCGGCCACTCGCGAGCCCGCAATTCCTCCACGGCGTTTCTCACAGCCCGGTCAACCAACCCAGTGCGGCGCGTAAGGTACGCCTTCTCGCAGGCTTCAGAACCCATTTTCCATGCAGCCAACAACTCGTCTAGGACGCTGCGCTCCGGCGTCCCGGGCGCTGGCATCGGCGGCGGATCAAAGTGCGGTCTTGGCATCTCGCCTACTCCTCAGTCACCTGTTCCATTCGTCGCATCCGTCGCGGGTAGTCCACGGCAGGGTTCCATGTTCGGCAGCGATGCGCTCGGCCTGCTGCGCCTGCTCCTCCAGCGTGGCGGGCACCGCGCCCCAGAAAAGAGGCTGCACCTGCCACGCCCCGAGGGAACGCCCACCATCCCCAACGGCGTCGGGGTCGAAGCGCGATTCGCACCAGCCGATGCGCGCCATTTCCATCTGGCGCTCCGGGGCGAAATGACGAACCGCGCGCCACTGATCGAGCGTGAGCACGCGCACGGTCTCGCCCGGTGCCAAAACTATGGAGATGGGTTCGGTTGGGGTGATGTACGTCTCGACACTCGCGGCTATTGCCGAGGTCGGGTCATGCGCTTCCACTGTTCTGGTGGGTAGCATGATTGCGGCGAAGATGAACACACCTATCAGCGCCGCAGTATGCCGCCTAAACAAGGTCGCCGTGCCGCTGGGCATGGGTGGTCGTCGTGAACTTCATACTGAACTCCTTGTCGTTTGGGACTTTCATTCTACTATGCGCGCTACGCATTGCAGCCCTTTAGGCTTCATATTGCCTCAATCTCGACCCATGCTTCTTCGCCACCGGGCATGACGTAGTCAAGAGCGGCGTCATCTGCCGCACTTCGGCCAGCCCTCAGTGCCGATAGCGGGATTGTGATTCCACCCCTTCTCATCAGTTCGAGAACGTGTGGCTCGTTCCCGGGCTTCGACGAAAACGAGATCGCGTCTACCGAGCGGCGACCACGCTTCACCCCGCGACGCGCGATCATGCCGTCGATGAAGATGGGGCGGTGATCGGGGTCGGCTTCGATGGCATCGGCAATTTCTTGCTGTAGCATTTTGCGTTCTGATTCGCAGGCATCAAGTTGCCCTTTCAAGAAGGCGATCTGCCCGGTGATTTCATTGATACGCTTCAGTTTGGCTGGAAGTTTGTCCCGGTCGATAAACTCACTAAGATTGATCCCATTCGTCTCGGTCATTAGTGGTCTCCTGCGCTAATCAATCTTCGGTTTCCGACCGGCCAGACATACGGCATATCATCCGGCTCTATGAATACCGCGTAGTGAATCGGGTCTTTACGCTTCAAGTTGGAACGGTGCGATGCGTGGAATGCTGGATCGCCAAGCCACGGTGGATATACCAGATCTTCTTCGCCGAGAGCGTCGATGAACCGTTGAGTCATGGAGTCCTTGTACCCACGTCGAACCCACTCGTTGCAAACTAGCAGCGCATATTCGATGAGCGCGCGGTCGTGGTGCCGCCACATATTCACGGCTGGGTGATGCTGCCAGCCGTACTCGGTATCTCTGATGGCGAGAAGGATCTGCCAACACTCGACGCGCTGCTTGCCGAGCCGCTTGTAGTCAAGCACATCCGCGCATTTCTGAAAGTCCGCGTAAGGCAGAAAGGTTTGCATCATTACTCCTTGCTGCCGGGGAACCGCCCCGGCTCGTGGTAAGCGGCTATGCAGGGTGTGCGTTACGCCGTTCGAGCGAGGTGATTCGGCGTCAGGCAAGCGTCGCGGAACGCCTCTCCGTCGAATCGCGGGTTGCTCTCGTACATCGCGTTCGACAGCGCCGTGACGATCTCGGCCCTCATGTACCGCATCCCGTCGCGGTACTCCTGCTGCATCCCTGCGTCGCTGAATGCGCGCATCGTCGCCGCTGACACCGCTGCCGCGATCATCTTTGTCGTCTTGTCCATCTTCGTGGTCTCCTTCGTCGTCTCGTTTACTAAAGTAATTATTGCATGTCCAACACCGGTTGTCAAGCCGGTTAGACGCGATTTCAGGGTTTATTTTGGGTTATTTTCAGCACACACCGTGCCGGGAGCCACTGAGGATCGGCGTGCTGGTCTAGCCCCTCGCCAGTAGATACACGCGCCGCGCCTCGTTTGGAGTCAACCATTCTGTCAATCTTGGCAGCGCGCCATTCGGTGTAGCCATCAGTTCGCGGTTGGTCGCGTCCTCAAGAATGCGCGCGATTTCGTCCAGTCGCTCCTGCGGCGTCATGCTCGCCCTCGATAGTCCGGGCCTCCCACGAGCCACCATGCGAGTTCCTTCATGCGCGAAGCGACTGCCCCGCCGTAAGTCTCGTAGATACCCTGCATGTCGAGGTTGGTCGTGATAATCGTAGTGCGCTGCCGACGATACCGAGAATCAATCAGCGCGCGCATCTGCTCGATGGCCCAGTCCGTTCCGCGTTCAGCGCCGAGGTCGTCAATCATAAGTATCGGCTCGGCAGCCAATGAGGCCGCGAACGCCTGAGCGTTGTCGCCTTTCGCCCCGCTCGAATCAAACCGGGACTTCATCCCGTCCAAAAAGTCGATCACCGAGATGAAACGAACAGGAATACCCGCATTGACCTTTTGCTCCAGTAGCGCGCAGCCGATTCTCGTCTTGCCGGTGCCCCACAGACTGTCGCCGGTCTCCACCCTCGACGCCAACACCACCGACGAAGTGCCGTCCCAGTCGCGGGCCAGTTGGATTGCTGAACGGTTTCCGGCGTTGACTACCATGCCGTCTAAGTCTGGAGAGCGGAACCGAATGTCTACGCCACCCCACGCCATCCGATCCACGGTTGTCGTGCAAGACAGGCACGGGGTGATCACCTTCCTGCCCTCACTCCTCACAAGCACATATGACGCATCTTCGCAGTCGTTGCACTCGTAGTCGCGAGGGTTGCGGGAAGTGTAATCGTACTCAAGCGACAAATTGCTTCTAACTCGCGGCAGGCTTCCAGAAACCGGCGTCATAGGCTCCGCCGTTCGCCGCTCCTGAAACGCCACTTCGCGCCTTAGCGCCTGAATGTACTCCGCCTCGCCCAGTCGCTCCGGAGTTAGCCCCTGCGCCCTGAACGCCTCCACCACCTGCTGCTCGATGTCCATTTGTGTTGCCTCCAAAGTTCGTCTTCGAGAGCCAGTTCCGGACGTATGCCTTGAGGTCGGTTCGCTTTAGTGCAGCCTCGTGACCGAGAGCGTCATCGATTTCGCTGTTGATTCGCTCCGCAGTCCCGGCACGTTGATACCGAGCGACCATTTCCGCCCTGAACTCATCGTCGATGCCAGTCACCCTTCTTTTATGGGGTAACGGATCAGATGACGGATAAGATGACGGATCGTCGGAAGCGGGCTTCCGGGGTGGGCGGAAGCCCACTTCCGGGGTGGGCGGAAGCGGGCTTCCGGGGTGGTTTTCATCTACCCCGGAAGATTCTTCCGGGGTAGCGAACGGCATTCTGGCCGGGAGCGCCGATAGGATCATGCGGTAATGGATGACGCTGCCATTGCCGCCACCGATAACCGCAAGCACGCCACGTTCAAGCAGTTTGGTGATGGTGTAGCGCGCGGCCCGGTCGGTTTTCCCGACCTTCCAGCCAATGCGCGCCTGAGAGGGGAAGATGCTTCCGCCGGTATCGTCGGCCCAGTCGGCCAACGCCAGCGCTACAAACTTCTCGTCGCTCGGCAGGTCTGACTCCCAGACTGCCGCCATAACTTTGATGGACACAGAAACGGCTCCTCAATCCTTTTGGGGACGCGGGAGCCGTATCGTTTCGGTTCCATGCTCCCCGGCGCAATCGGGTCTGACGATGCCGGGTGATTGCGCCACCCGGCCCGCCAGAATGACATTATACACGACTAGATCGCCACTCAAGGGCTATCCGGTTAGGTTCAATTCTCCTTCGCTCAACCAAACGGCGAACGTAAAGCGCCGAAAGCACGTTCATGGACTCGACACCAGCAATATCGCTGACCTCTCGCGTGCTGCGCCAGTCGTCGCTCACCGCCCCGAGGACGCTCTGCTGGACGATTGTTAGTTTCGCTGTGGTGCTCACCGCTTCACCTTCATGCGCTTCTCCTCGGCCCACAGTTTCGCGTCGGCCTCCTCGCGCGATGCCGTGAACAGCACGACCTCACCGTCCACCCAGACGGAGAATGGCTGCATACGAGCATTAGTCACTACCACACCGTGCTTCTTCTCGTTCATTACTCATTCTCAATCATTAGAACGGCAGGTCATTTGGGTCGATGTCACCTTCTCCATCGGCTCCGACATGCTCACCGGGGTTGAATCCGCCGCGCTCGCCACGATCACCCTTGCTGTCGAGGAACTGGACGCGCTCCGCAACCACCTCAGCAAAGTATTTCGTCTGCCCAGCCTTGTCTTCGTACTTGCGATGCGACTGACGCCCCACCACCGCGACCAGCGAGCCCTTATCTAAATACTGAGCGCACGCTTCGGCGGTCTTCTGGAACGTAACGATGTTGTGCCAAGTCGTGGTCTTGTTTTCGCCCCAGCCGTCATCAGTAGCGATGCTGAACTTAGTAACGGCTGTTCCGTTCGCGCTGTATGCCATCTCCGCAGGCTTACCGAGACGCCCGACCAACATAATGATGTTGAGCATTATTCCTCCTCGACGCAGGCGGTGCCGTCAGCCAAAACGTGCCCCCACCGCTGAGTGCGCTTGCTGAGTGTGAGTGCAACTCCATCATGCACCGAACAGGTGCGGCTATCAGGCATAGCCGCGAGGTGCGCTTCGATGCGAGGCTTAGATGGCCCCTGCTTCATTTCCACCTCGTCGCGGGTGGCGATGTATTTCGTAGCAAATCCAAGCGCAGCGAGCGCACGACCCCATGCCGAAGTCTCAGCGTTCTCAATCTCCGAGCCACGGGTGAAGTTGGTGCGACCGGGGATTGCGAGTTGCGAATGCCCGATGCCGGGCCGTGTGTCGTCGCTGTCCCTGTACGCATAAGCACGGATTACCACACGCGTCTCGCTCATTTCCACGATCTCCGATTGGAGCGAACCCCCGGGGTATCTCTCTACGAACTGCCGAACCCGCTCCGCCACGTCCACATATTCATCTGCAAAAGCCATCATGCGCCCCCTCTACTTGAAACCTGATTGATGTTGAACAACGTCATCTAGCAGAACCTGACGGAGCAGGTTTCAGGCGTCATCGGACAATGCTTCGCGATTGTGTTTCATTTCAGTCTCCCTTCGTGCAACGTCTCGTTGTCTAAATATATCACGGTGGACACACAAACGCCGCCTTGCGGCGGCGTTCGTGCAACGAGACGAGACGCCCTGTTGACTCGTACCCTTGCGGGCCGGTGCCAGAGAGGAGACTCGCGCAACCGAGGAGACGAAGCCCCGGCGCTTTGTCATCATAGAACCTTCCCACCGGCTTTGTCCATGCGATTATCTAAACCAGCAACGGTCAGGGCGGCGTCGAGGGTGGCAGCGTAGGCGTCGTTATACTCAGCAACGGTCAGGCTGGCGGCAAGGGCGGCATCGCGTGCGGTGCCGGGCCATGAGGCCAATGCGTTGATCATGTGGTCGACCACCATGCGGGTGGCGCGATCGAGTTCCTCGTATCGGTTCGTCTTGCTGGTCATTGATGGTCTCCTGCGCTGTGTCGTCGCGTGCTGCCGGGGAGCCGCTCCGGCTCGGTGTGCGTTAGCAGGTGTAGATGATCCGGCCTCCGACGCGCCCCATGCGGTCGTAGACTGTGACGGTGGTGTCGGGGTCGCCGTCAATGGCGTGACTGGCGTAGTGACGTTCCGCGAACGAGATAGCATCGGCCTTGCGAGGGAGGTAGTGAGCAACCCCGCAATACTCGTCACTGATCTCGTACCGTTCGCCAGCGGTAGCCTTGTATGCATTCCAATCGGTCATCGTGTCCTCCTGTGCTGCGTCGTCTCGTTTACTAAAGTAATTATCGCATGCCCAGCACAAGTTGTCAAGCCGGTTAGACACGATTTCAGGGTTTATTTGGGTTATTTTCAGCCACCGGAGCACTATTGCTCCGGTGGCCTCGGCCCTGCTATGCCACGAGTTCCTTGACGCGCGCCATTGCGTTGCCCTTGATAAGCATGCCGCGACCACCGAGCAGGCTGCTACTAAACCGCCTGTCAGCCTTGTTGTCGCCCGTGTAGCGCATCGCGTGGTCAACCCACCCGGTGGTCGCCTGAAGAACGCTGTAGACCGTTTGCCCATTTAGGCCGACCTCAGTGGCAAGAAACTCAGCGCGGAACCGCTCTACATTCTGTTCCCACCGCATCTTCCAACCATTGGTATAACCACCAAAGTCCTCGGCCTTGCCAAAAATGTCTTCAACTGTCTCGTCTACCATCCCGGCAGGAGCAGCGGTCAGCATGGCCCTTTCCAACATCTCCTTGAGGCGGCGGCCTGAAGCCGTGTTGATCTCCAGAACCTTTGCGGCGTCGGCCATGCGGGCTGAGACGTTCCCGGTGTGGTAAATCTTCGATGAGATTCCAACCTCGCTCAACCCCATTGCAATCGTATTGGCGCAAACAGCGCGCTCGTTGACCGACTTGATCACAACCCCCGTCGACCCGTCGTAGGAGTTGAGGCCCAACAGGTAACGCTTCCACGGCTCGTCGCCAATGCGGTAGTCCTCATCCATCACCGCGAGCAGCCATTCGCGCTTGCCACCAAACAAAGTACCGACCACGTCGTAGCGCATCTGCCCGTCCTGCACGAGGCTATCCATGAACTCGACCAACGCGGCGCGCTGAACGACCGTGTATCCCGCAGAAACGTTGCCGAGCACTGCGTCTGTGTCCGTGCGGACGGTAGCGTAGTAGCCGGTCGCTGCATCCGTGCCGTCAGGACGTCGGACGTATGTAGCGCGTTTCTCAACCGCCCAAGTCAGCCCCGTGGCCTCAAGCATCGCGTCGCCCGTAAGTGCAGCCCCAACCTCGATGCCAAGTCCGTGCCACGGCGTACCTGTGCTGTACCCCACACGATCCTGAGCAGTGATACCGTGTGCCATTTCGTATCTCCTTCGTCGTCGTCTCATTCAACCAACGGATCATCTAACCCGTTCGCGCATCCGTCCGAATCCGGAGACTCGGGCGGACGCTCGACCGCGCTAAACCAACAGGCTTCCTACTTGGCTGCGACGATGGAGGCGAGGCGGGCGAGGTCGGCAGCGTAGATTGCCGCGCCGCCGTTGCCGTAGCCCTCGTAACGGGCGATGTACCCGGCGAGGTCGGAGCCGTGATCTTCGATCCACTCCTCCTGCTCGGCGATGCGGTGCCAGCGGTTGACCTGCTTGTTCGTAATCATTGGAGTGGCCCCTTCGCTGTGTCGTCTCGTTTACTAAAGTAATTATCGCATGCTAAAACCGGTTGTCAAGCCGGTTAGAAGCGATTTCAAGGTTTATTTTGGGTTATTTCAACGCTAGAGCGACACTGGCCGCTTGCGGGAAAGTTTCAGTCAAAGTCTTTTAGGTCGCAATGACCTTGCGTATTTGCTACTCAGGCGCTGGAACCCGCCCATTGCAAGCGCGGCACTTTCTCCCCAGCCAGTGCCGCAAACCCATCTAGGCCAATGCAATCGACGGGTTACAGCGCCTGAGTAGACTTCTATGTCTTGTCAGTTGCTAGGCTCGGTTGACCTGCACCCGGAATCCGCCGTCAGCCCCGCTGAGGCTGTCGCCCGGTGTGATGTTGACGTTCGCGCCGCTGGCGCACTCCCACATCGACTCGTTACCCGGCACGGAGTAGACGTCGCCCTCGAACCGGAACGGCGCGGCGTAGCCCGTCGCGGCGAAGATGTTGCTCGCCGTCCACGAGAACAGGCTGTTGGTAACAGGCAGGTCGCCCTGCGACCACGACACCGTGATGGCCGCGTCAGCCGTGTTGTCGTAGGTGTACGTGAACGGGTTCCCGTCCGCGCTGCCGCCGATGTACCCGCGAACCGAGTCAATCACCGTGAAGGCGAGGTCGGTTTCATTGTTGATCTGGAACACGGTCGTCATTAGGACTCCATACCCGGCAGAGTGCCGTCACAAACAAGGCTTGATACCACGTAGCCTACCAGCCCAGCCACGGCCACGCTCGCGGTCTGCGGACTGAGCAGCGCCCACGGGGTCGTCTGCACCATGCACTGAATCAGGAACGCGACCGACGCGACGAGCGTGTCCTTGCTCTTGCCGACGCCCTTGCGAACCTCGGGGATAACCCACACCACCTCGACCATCGCCGATGCAATCGTCGCGGACACCGCGCGGTACGCCACCTCCTCGACAGCCGAGGCCACCATCGTGGCAGCGGTCGCCGCCGAGAGCGGTGCGAACATGGCAGTCGTCTCGGCCTCAGTCGCCGGGTTGTTGAGCATCCCCGCAAACGCTCCGGTGATCAGGCCGCCGAGAGCGATGTTGCAGGCGTGCGATTCGAGGTACTCGCCGATCTCGACCAGCCCCTGCTCCACCTTTACCGCACCGGCCTCGATCGCCACCGCCGCAACGATGCAGCCCGCCTCGAACTCGTCCACCGCGAGGTTGACCGCAGCAGCCGCATCGCCCAGCGCGTCCACGGACGCCTTCGCTACCGGCTCCAGCACCGTCTCGTTGATGTCCTTGATGCAGCCATCGATGCCAGCGTTGACCGCGTCCACGCTCATATCGAGCACGTTCGCAGCCGAGGCCACCGCCGCGTTGGTGATGTCGGTCACCGCCTGCGCCGCGTCGGTCGCTGCCTTCTCGATGGCGTCAGCCGCAGCCTGAGCCGCGTCAGCCGCCTCCTTCGCCAGTCGTGCGGCTTCGTCCGCCGCCTCCTGCGCGAGCCGCGCAGCCTCGTCTAGCGCGTCCTGCGCTGCCTTCGCCGCAGCGTTCGCCGCGTCGGTCGCAGCCTTCGCCACGGCGTCAGCGGCATCCTTTGCCGCCTTCTCTGCCGCCTTCTCCGCGTCGGTCACGCCGTCCACCACGTCGTCCCACCAGTTGCCGAGGGTCGGCGTCTTGGGTGCCTTGAGTTTTGGCAACTTGAAAGCCATCTACTTGAATCCTGTCGGAGCGTCCACCGCCAGCAGCCACGGCCAGCGCGCCCGCACCCAGCGGTACACCAGCGATGCACCTGCTGCCGCTAGCACCGACAGCAGCGTGGCTGTGGCGGTCGGCACGCCCTGCTCCAGCAGCACACTCATCACGAGCGTAGCCGGTGCGCCGGTTACTACCGCATCACGGATTGGCTTCATCTGAACCTCCTAGTACATAGCCGCAGTAGCGCGGTCGATTGCCGCTCGTGCGTCTTGTAGCGCCTTGAGTGCTGTCGCGTGCTTGTCTTCAATGATCTGCCCCGAGCCAGTCGGCGCGACCACCGGGTTCGCCACATCCGTGGCACCTGACTCAACCCACGCATCCGCCGTCAGCACGATGGTGTCGCCATCGCCGCAGTAGTCGAGCACCTCGACGTTCCCAGCGTTCCGAGCAAGCCAGCGATTCTCCAACGGCCCGAGCGTCCAGTGGAGGTGCGGCCCCTCCGCCATCCCGGTGTCGCCGACGACACCGAGCAACGTCCCGGCTTCGACGGCCTGCCCCTCGTAAACGCTGGGAGCCTCGGCCATGTGCGCGAACATAGTGCGGTAGCCTGTGCCGTCAGACAGCCCGATGGTGGCCCACACCGAATTGCCGAACAGTCGCTTGAACTCGTCCCACTCTGGGTCGCCCTCGATGGCGAGTGAGAACACGTCGGTAATCAGCATGTCGCAGGGAGCGAGGATCGGCGTCCCCTGACCCGCCGCAATATCAGTACCGTTATGGCCTTCGGAGTGCAAGTCCATGTCGGTGGCCCCGAACAGGCTGGATACGTCACCAGCGCACGGATACCCGGACACGGTGCCCAACCCCCACGCGCCGCCGACCGGGTCGTACTTGGTATTCGGAAACAGAACCGTCATCGTTCCCCCCTCGCGTGCTCCAACTCGTGTTGCCGCTGCCACTCGCTAATCCGGCCCACGCTGCCGTTGATAGCCGCGAGGTGCGCTTCGATGCGAGCCAACGCCAAATCTACCTCACGGATGCGCGGCGTCAGGACGACCTTCGCGATAAGCGCCAGCACCGCAGCCACGCCGAGGACGGCGCTGCATACCTGCGTGATCAGCATCGCGGCTTCGCTGCTCATGCCAGTTTCTCGGCCACGAGCCGCTTCAGGTCGGCAAACGACGACGCCTGCGCGACCAGTTCCTCAAACTTCGGCTCCGGCTCCGGCTCAGGTACCGGCTCCGGCTCCGGCTCCGGCTCCGGGATGGGAGCAGGGACGACCGCGCCGTCGATGTACGAGTCACCCGGCGCGCCATCTTCCGACTGAATGGCGGTCTGGCCCTCCGGTGGCGACCACTCGGCCTCGCCGTCCCATTCGATTGCGTTAGTAATCAGCCCGTCAGCGTCAACGACGATGTATTTCATGGTGCCCCTAAGTAATCGTGATCACGCGCATGAAGCCATCGCCACCGGTACCACCTGCACCAGACAAACCAGTTTCCCCGTTCGCTGTCCCACCACCGCCGCCGCCGCCGCCCTTACTACCACCCGCTCCACCCTTGAGGATGTCTGTCTGGGTTGTGTTGAACGTGATGTAGCAGATTCCGTTGCCAGCGCGAGATCCCGAACTAAACGTCGTGCTTGATGTGTTCGTGCCAGCGAGGGACGAACCACCACCACCTCCACCACCGTAGTAGGTGCCATCTTCGTCTGCAAAACCACCAGAACCACCACCACCGCCGTAGTAACCACCACCACCACCACCGCCAGCGATGCTACTGCTGCCCGCCGAACCCGCTCCACCGGAGCCACTGGTACCTGCTGTACCGTTGCCATAGGCGCTGGTACCCCCTGCACCGCCAGCCGAGCCTGTGCCGCCACCACCACCGGTGCGGTCACCGGCACCATTGGTGCCAGCAGAGCCAGTCTGTCCACCAGCACCGCCTGCAGTCCCTCCTACAGCGGTTCCACCGCCACCACCAGAGATGACAACGCGGTCTGATAGACCTGTGCCATTCTTGCGGATATCAGTAGCACCACCACCTCCACCAGCAGTACTTCCCCCGCCTGCTGCACCGCCGTTGAATCCAGCGCCTGTCGTCGGCATTCCGCCGACGTAGACATTCAGGGTGTCGCCCGGAGTCAGGCTTCCGAGTGTCGTCTGAACACGCGCACCGTTTGCACCGCTCTGACCTCCCTGCGCGCCATAGATGTCGATGACAGCCGATGTAGCACCGGTAGGGACGGTGATCGCCTGTAGTGATCCAGTGTAAAAGATGGGCATCTGTGTGCTGTTGTAGCCTGAACCACCGCCGCCACCACCGGTGCCTCCGGCGAATGTTGTCGCGCCCGAGGTGCCTGCTGTGCCGATGGTCGCAAGCCATGCACCGGTCATCAGCACGCCCGCCGCACCCCCAGCAGTTCGGTTAGCAGCACCTCCCGCTCCGCCAGCCTTGTAGTTCGCCCAGAGGGTGGCTAAGCCAGAGCCAGTTCCGCCACCAGCGCCACCCGCTCCGCCACTGAACTTGCTGTCACCGCCCGCGCTCCCGGTCGCGTTCGTTGCACTACCGCCTCCGCCCGCACCACCATTACTGGCGCTCTGTCCTGCTGCTCCAGAACCGCCTCCACCACCACCATCGCCGTTGGTGATGTTCGTGGTCGCCTGATCAATGGGGTGGGTGTGTGCATCTCCAGCGGTCGCCGCCCCCGTGGTAGCGGCGAGCGTTACGGAAATAGCCGGGGCACCGCCGAACCTGCGGCTAGGGGTTGTTCCACCTGCTGCTTGCGCTCCACCACCACCACCACCGACAGATACGGCAGTGTCACCACCACCTCCACCAGCACCGCCGTAAGAGATTGCTTTAGAACCAAAAGTCGTATTGCCACCAACTGTGCCGTTTGACCCGCTGGTGTTGGCCGACACTCCGCTAGCACCTGCTCCACCTGCACCGATGGTGACTGTCTCTGTTGCGCTTAGATCGGATATGAGGAACTCTTGAAAAACGTATGCTCCGCCACCACCACCGCCAGCACCGGAAGCAACGGCGTCCTTGTCGTTGCGTCCCGACGCACCACCGCCCCCACCGGCGTACACTTGAACCAACGCCACGCTGTTGGCCGTCACCCCCGCAGGCTTAGTCCACGTCCCAGACCCGGTGAAGTTCTGAATATCAACAGCCGCGACGGCTGCAGTCGACCACACCGGGACTCCGCCAGTGACGGTCAGCACCTGCGCCGACGAGCCGATGCCGAGACGCGCGAGCGTGTTCGCGCCCGACGCATACAGCACGTCGCCGGTAGTCGTCAGTACCGAGTTCGGACTTGCTTGGTACGTCGGCAACGTACCGGCGCTGTTGACCGCCAGCGTCTGGTAAGCGGAACCGACGCCAAGCCGCGCAAGCGTGTTCGCGGCGCTGGCATACAGGATGTCGCCAATCGTCGTTAGCACCGAGGTCGAACTGGCTTGCCATGTCGGCAAGGTCGCGCCGCTGTTCATGGCAAGCATCTGATATGCGGTGCCGACCGCGAGCGCGGACAGCACGTTCGTCGCGCTCGCGAACAGAATCTGCCCGGTCGTAGTCGTGGGCACGGTGCTGCCCGTAGTGGCTATCGTCGTCCATGACGGAATCCCTGCGGTCACCGTTAGCACCTGACTGGTGGTGCCGATACCAAGCCGAGCCAGTGTGTTTGCTCCACTGGCGTACAAAACGTCGCCAGTAGTAGTCAAAACAGACGTCGGGCTGGCCTGCCACGAGGGAGCCGTGGCCCCGGCGTTCGTTCCAAGCATCTGATATGCGGTGCCGATCCCAAGCCGCGCAAGCACGTTAGCAGCCGAGGCATACAAAACATCGCCTTGCGTAGTGAGCGCCGACGTCGGGCTGGCCTGCCACGATGGAGCCGTCGCCCCCGCGTTCATGCCCAGCGTTTGGTATGCCGTGCCTTTAGCGAGACGAGCGAGCGTGTTCGCCGCCGTCGCGTACACCGTGTCACCCTGAGTCGTGACGATGCCGGTCGCCGTGAGGCTCATGTCCCCGCTCGTCCCGAGAAAGGAGTTCCACTGGACGGCAGTAATGATGTCGCTGGTAACGCGGTCGCTTGGCGTAGTCCATGCCATGTTCAGTCTCCCTAGAAGGCCAGTATAGTCCCGGTGCCGAGTTCACTGGTGCCAAGCACCCAGCCGAATGCGGTCGACGTGCTGCTGAAGATAAACTTCGTGCTCATCTGGCCCTGTGGCGTGATGCTGTGTTGAATGCCCTCGACAAACAACTGCTGAGAAATAGGGCTTCCGCCCCCCGGTGGCTGAAACGTCACCGTTACGCGGTCTCTCAATTCACGGGCGAGCACGGCAGTCATCAGGTCGGCGTGCTCTTGCGGGGCAACGGTAATTTCGCGCACTCGCACGGCGGGGTCTTTGTACCCAGTGACAATGAAGCCAGCGGTCGCAGCGGTTTGCGTGTCGTCTGCAAGCATCATGTCCGACAGCACATATGTCCTCTCGCCATATGTCGTGATGCTGGTTGCGTCGGTGCTGGTTTGCGCCACTCCACCCGTGCGGGTAGCGGTAACGCTGTTCTTGATGAGGTCGCTTGAGTAATCAAGCACGATGGACGTGATCGGCAGGTTGCCCGTGCCGAACGTGCATTGGCTGGTGTTCGAGCGCGACTCAGTCAGGATGGCGTGACGGTCGTCATACTGGATGTATCCAGCCGAGTCAGCGTAGACCGCTCCCTGCTCGCTTAGGGCGATGTTCTGAAGGGCGGTTAGCGCGGTTGCGTTGCTGAACGTAGTGGCTTGCAGCGTGGCAATCCCGGCGTCGGCGTCATACCGAGAGATATTCGCCGCGCTAAATACCTCGATGGCTGCCGTGCCTGATGCCGCCGCGCTGGTGACCACGCTGACCTTTGTCCTGCCGAGGTCGGTCATTGGGTCACTGAACTGCGCCACTGAAGTCGCATCAAACCCGTCGCTGTTGAGCACCCACTCGCGGATTACGCCATAAAACAGGTCATACACAATGCTCGTGGTCGGGTGCGTGGCCGTCACCCTGATGCGTCTACCCGGCTGAATCTGAGTCACGCCATTGGCGACGTGCGGGCCAGAGAGATTGAGCGGGTCGTACACCCGAGCGCGGTCATCAAGTACAACCGTGCCGCTGCCAGCCTGATACTGCTCCAGTTCGCGGCTGCGACCACGGGTCATGTTGAATGCGCGAAGGTCGGTATAGACGTCCTCGTATACCGAAGGGTCGTCAGGCTCCCCCAGCGTTACCGGCAGGGCCGACGTTCCAAGCACCCAGCCGTCGTTGTCCGCTCCACCCACGAACCGAATCCCGACATTCAGAGTGGGGAGCGCGACGGCCATTAGGTTCGCACCGCGCTCGACAGCACCAGCGGCCCGGTGATAATGCTTGCGCGGTTGAGCGCGTCCGCAACCGCCTGCCCGGTCGCGACCGGGTCGGTAATGACTCCGCTCAACGTGATGGAGTAGTTGTTGATCGTGGTGCTCCCCAACGACCCCGCTCCTCGGCCAAGCGGGATCACGGCCTCATCTTGTCCGCCCTCACCGAGCCGAGCCAAGATGCCTCCGGGAGTCGCCTTCACCACGCCACCCGAGGCCATTCCGGTGGGAGTCTCCGATCCTCCGGGCGAAGGCCGGGAATCGTCGTGGTAACCGACTGCGCCCAGTGCGGCTGCAATAGCCGCGTCCTTTAGTCGCCTCAACACATTCACTACGCTTTCCCACATGGACATGATGCCATTCCAAAGCCCCATCACAATGGAGCGACCGGCACCGTAAAGCAGCGATCCGACATCGCCGAGCGCGCTAAGAATCATTCCGCCCAGTGACTTGAATCGGTCGACAACGTCATTGAGCCGGTCTCTGACATAGTCCCAGACAGCCGACATCGCGTCGCCGACAATCTGCTTCACGAGTTCCCAGCAAGTTGATACTGCAGCGGTGACCGCATCCCACACACCAGACAGAAAGTCGACAACCTTCTGTGCCACGGAAGACACGATGTCGTAGATGTAATCCCACGCGGCCTCGATTGCGCCGGTGATGGCGTCCCAAACTGCGGTGGTGCGCGCCTTTAGCATTTCCCAGTAATCGACTGCATAGTCGACAACCGCTTTGACTATCGCGCTAGAAACGTCGTAGATGAACTTCCACGCGGCCTCGATTGCGCCGGTTACGGCATTCCAGATACCGAGCACCAAGTCGCGCATATCCGTGAAGTATTTGACGATTGCGTCGACAGTGTTCGACACAAGGTATGAATGGTCATACAGGTACTGGAAAAACTCGATGATCGAGTTGATGAACTGACTGGTCTTTTCGCGAATCCAGTCCCATGCCATTCCCAGCGCCGTGCGAATACCGAATGCGTCGGTGGCAAGCGCGACAATCGGGAAGAAGGGCAGGAGAATGAGTGAAATAATCTCCGGCCAGTATGTCTTTACAAACTCAACCATCGAGGTAAACGCACCAACAACGGCGTCGTAAATGCCGGTGCCCACGCCCTTGATTTTGTCCAACAGCGCGGTCGCCTTGTCGGTGACGAACCCGACCATCGAGTTCCATGCGTCGCTGATGCCGGAACCAGCCTCCTTGATGCGATCGAACAGGTATCCAGCCGCTGCGGTGATCTTGTCAAAGTTGAGATACAGCAGGACACCCACGGCAACCAGCGCGGCAATCGCGATTGCGATCAAGCCGATAGGGTTGGCCGACATTGCGATGTTCAATGCGACCTGCGCTGCCGTAAGGATTCCCTCATTCGCTGCCAATGCGATGAGTGCTGGAATCAACCCGGTCGTCATTGCCACTGTCATAATTCCAATACCGGTGGCAACGGCTGTGTAAATCGCCCCACCTATCAGTACCGCTTTGTACGCGACATAGGCAGCGACGACAGCAGCGACAATCGTTTGATGCTCGCGTAGGAATCCGGTCACATTCTTGATCGCTGTTCCAGCGACCTCAAATGCCCCCCGTATCGCCTCGATTTGCCCCTGCAAGTGCGCCATCTCGAAGTCGGCTAGAGGCTTCAAGAAGTTCAAGACATCTTTGATGATCTCGTACATGTCCTTGAACGCGGGGACAATCTTGCCCCTCACCACCTCAGCAATCGTAAACTCGCGCCCGATCCCGGCGAAGTCATCCTTGATGAAGTCGACAACCTTCTTGATGGCGGGCAATAGGGCGTCGATAAACGGCTTCGCGGCCTGCACCACGGAATCCTTGATCAGGTTTAGCACAGGTTGAAGGTGGTCGAGCGCCGGTAGCAGTTTGTCAACAACTGCCGACGCTACGGCGAGTTTTACCTTCTGCAACTCAAGCATGACCGGCAGCAATTTTGCGCCGACTGTCGCCTGCAACTTCTCCATTTCGGCGTTAGCAATACGCTGCGCGTTGGCAAGGTCTTTGCTCGTGTTTGCAAAGTCACCTTCCGTATCGGCGGTCTGCTCGAAAATGATACTTAGGCGGGCTAAAGCCAACTCCTGATCCGTAAGTTCCTTCGCCACCCCCTTGCCGCTATCCGCCAAAGCACGAGCCTCAACCGTTGCTGCCTTCAGCCCAACGCCGTACCGCTCCAGCGGGTTGCCCTCGCCACGCAGTCCGCTGTTGATAGCGTTCAGCGCGTCCGCAACCTCGGTATTGAACACCGATGCCATATCTGCAGCGCGCTTGGTGAGATTGATTGTGTTTTTGGCAACATCATCAAGGCCCATGCCGCTATTTTTCAGCAGCGCGCCCAGCGGGGTCGCCAGAGCGTTGAACGCTCGTTGGGACAACCCGAACTGAGTAGCGTTGTTTGCGCCCCAATCAAGAATTTGTTGCGCCGATTCCCTGAAAATAACATTTACCGCATTGAGCGATTCGCCGAGATCGACTGCAGCCTTGACTGTTCCAGTTGCAAAAGTGGTAATACCGGTTACTGCGGACTGAATCGCGGTTGCGGCTATAAAACCAGTAGCAATACTTCCGACGCTCTTGAGCGTGTCGCCAAGACTACTAACATGCGAAGTCGCATTTTGCGACTCTGGCCCCATCCTGCCGATAGAGGTGTTTACCCCGTCGATACCTTTCTTGGCATCGTCGGTTTTGGCGTCGATATGAATCGTGACGGTGTTGTCAGCCATTACTGCCACCACCCTCTGATACAAGCGCCAGTATGCGTAGCATCTCGACATCCTCCGCAAGCACGGCGGAAGGAAGCGCGCTGTACCTCTGACACAGGTTGTCGATCATTTCAGCCCACGCCAACTCGTGCGGTTTCTCGATTACTGATCCATCTGCATCCGTACCACCACCGACATGCCGCCACCGCTCTATGCGGTGGCGGACTTCGTAGGGACTGCCGTCAACTGCTCGCCCCATGCCGCCATGATTGACGAAGCAATGCCCGAAGGAAGGCGCATGAAGCCATCGGCTGTTGGCGGTACTGGGCCGTCATCATCCTCGATGTCCCACGACACAAGCACATCAGCGGCGAACTTGGCGTATGCGTCGCGCACGCCGTCCTCCGAGTTGCTGAGGTCACGCAACGCGAGCATCTCCCCCAACGAGATACTCATACGGCACATGACCTCAGCCCCATCGCAGTCGTCCAGCACCAGTTTGAGAAACTTCTTCTCAACCTTGTAAGCCATCTAAACCCCCCTCAACTATTCACATGCAAAGTGCGGCCAGCACTCCGCGCTACGGAACGGTTGACCACGTCGGCGTCGTGCCGCTCTGCAGTTGCAGGCCAGCCGACCACGTCAGCGAGCCGTCCGAGCCGCGCGTCAGGTTGTACGAGTCGACGAGGCACTCCATCGTCAGGTACGGGTTACCCTGCGTGTTGCCGCCGATCTTGTAGTCCACCGTGCGCGTCCCGGTGCGCGTCTTGAACACGTCGTGAGACTGGTTCGCCGTGGGGTTGAACACGCCAGAAACGGCGAACGATCCGTCACCGAGGCCGATAAGCCGCTCCATCGCCGACTTGTCGAGGCCGGTGATGTCAAAAAGGTTCTGCCCGATATTCACGCCGAGGCCAGTGACATCATTACTGATGTCCTTGAGCGACCCAGCACTATTGTCACAGGCGAAGTAGTCACCCAGACCGGTCTGCTTTGCCACAATGCACCCCTTTCAGGGAACTACAGACGAGCGACGCCCGCCACGAACACGATTGTCGAGAACGTCCCCGAGGTATTGACCCTCAGATAACGGTTGATGGTGCCGCTCGCCGTCGAGCGTTGAGCGAACGGTACGTTCGCCGTGGTCACGCTGGTAAACGTGATCAGGTCAGCCCACGTCGAGTTGTCCGTTGAGTGCTGCACCTTGACCACGCAGGTGCCAGATGTCAGGCTCATCGCCTCGAGGTACGCCACGCACCCGTTCGCGCTGCTGGCCGCGTTGTCGACGCCAGTACCGCTCGCCGCAGATGCGTTTGTGGTCTTGCTCGCCGTCAGCGTGACGCCCCACTCGGACTGCTGGCCCGCCGTGCTGCTGTAGGTTGCGGTTGTTGCGAGCGCGGAACCGCTCGCGCGCGTGACGACGTAGGTCGCCTCTTTCGCCGTCAACCCAGCGAACGGGTCGCCGAGCGCCGTGCCCATCTGGGTGAACACGACCTGATCGGCGGTCGGCATCTTGCCGGTGTTGCTGGTGTAGGCGGTGTGGTCGCTCAAAGCCTCGAACCAGCCGTTGACCGTGAGCGAGGCATCCGATAGCCCAGCAAGGCGCGACGTGGCCTCAAGGTCGAGCGTCGTAACGTCGAGCATCTCTTGCGTGTACCCGATGGCGTCCACCACGTTCACATCGCCGCTCAAGTCATACCCAGCCGCGTACAGCCGGACGCCGAGACCGCTTACCTTAGCCATGAGTCACCTCCGCCTTCTCGATAACCGGGGCAATCTCCTCGGCCTTGACCGGTGATGCCGCCGTAATCGCCGCAATCTCTAACAGACCCTCGATGTCGAGCACTTCGGGGTATCCGACCAGTTCGTTCCCCGCCTCAACGCGCCAGTCGCCACACTCGATACCCGTAGTCGCCCAATACTTCGCAGTTGCCGTTGTCTTGCCAGCCATTCCGAGTCCTCCTACGCCGAGAATGTGGACGTGTCCTCGTCCACAATGATTGGCAGCGTGATGTCACAGACGCGGTGCATGACCCCGCTGATGTCGATGTAGCCCCACTTCGCGCCCACCCCGCTCCCGTACTGTCCGACCACATCGACGCAACGCGTGGTCGAGCCGAGCGTGAAGTTGGCGAACACGGATTTTAGGAACTGCGAGACAGCCGTCGACACCTGCGTCTCCGCTTCCGCGATTGGCTCCTCCAGCATGTTTCGATACACGCGGAACGTGACCGTGTGCAGTTCGATGGGGCTGTTCAGCGTGGACGCCACCACGTTGATTGACTCCATGAAGATGGAAGCGGCCATGTCGAACTGGATCGGGCCTTTCGGCTCGCCGATCTGCACGGCGGTGAAGTAGCCGGTCATGTTCGCGTACTGCTCGATGTAAGTCAGGGTGGTGGACGGGTCGAACACCATGAGTTAGCCGCCCATCTCTTTGACGGCCTTGCCCACCCAAGCCTGCACAACCTTCGGCGTGATGGATTCCATCCACTGATAGGTCTTGCGGAATGACGCATAGCCCTTGAACCGGCCACCGTTTCCAGCCTCTAGCCACGGGCCGTAGACAACCTTTGAGTCGTCAATGACCGCGCTGTTGTCACCGATCTGGTGGTGGATGCTGCGCCGGTAGTGTCCTTTGGAGCGCCCGGGCGGAACGGCCAGATATACACCAGTCGGGCGAGGCACCAGCATTCGCTCAAGGCGCTCATGGCCTAACTCGACGATCTCGCGGATCGAGTGCTCGACGGCCTTCTTCATCGGAGCACTTCCGGAAGTTGCCAGTGGCCCCGTATAAGTGATTGAAATCTGCATTAGATGGTGCCGAACCGGGAGCGCCGGTTGCCGTGCGCCATGAACTGCGCCCACAACTCCTTGACTCCAGTGCCCGTATATTCACGCGCGCCATCGCCCTGCCCGATCATGC